GACTTTAATGCATTCCCTGCATTAACTGTTGGTAGTTATCCTGTGATGCTTTATCTTTGTGGGTTGGAGATTCAATCCGCAGGTATGAACTATGATTCTAATTTTGATAAGGTTGTTATTGAACCAAATTTAACTGGAGCAGAGATAAAAGCAACCTTTGGTCCTTTTGGTGTACTAGATACTGTTGAGATTATTAATCCTGGTGAAGGATTTACTGAGAGACCTGAAATATATGTCTCTACTAATACTGGTTATAATGCTGTTATAAATCCAATCTTCTGTGTTAAGAGAATTGGTGATGCAGAAGACAGTGGACTCCCACCAGGAACACCTGTTGTTAAAGTTGTTGACTGTGTTGGTAATGTTAATAGGGGAACTATTGATACTGACAAAGGATACCGAATTGTAGAGAGTAACTAATGGCAAAGTTAAAAGTACATAATCCATTAGAATTGGGTAATGATTATGGTCATTTAAAGTTTGGTCATATTAATATGAACAACCAATTAAGTGGTATCATGCTTAGGAATGGTCTTCCAGGTCAGGAAGTTGAGCATTATATGACTATGATATCTTCTGGTGCTCAGAAGGGTGGTACTATTAATAGATGTCCAGGTGTATATCAGATACATTGTGGAGAGAGACCAGTAACAAACAATGCTTTTATATTAAATGCTGCTGAAGGTGATATTGTTATCAGAGCAGCACGAGGTAGAGTAAGGATAGAAGGACAAGATATTGATATGCATGCCAATAAAGGTATAATAAACTTAGATTCTAATGAGAAGATCAATATAAAATCTAAAACAGTTGAAATTAATGGTGACTCTGTGGTAAAATTCTTCTCATCTGGTTTGTTAGAGTTAATTGGTCAGAACACTCTTAATTTTTGGGGTGGATTGATTGACTGTGCTGATGGAGCAACCACAGGTCTTCCATCTAAAGGTGAATCGTTATTAGAAGATCAACAACGGGAGGGTGGACTAGATGGCTAAGTTTCCAGACATAGAATGTAAGAAGACTTTATTTGTTGGTGAGGGTTTACCAGCACCTTGTTTAGGAATTGGTCCTAGTCAGATTAGAGGTGGTGCATATATTGAAGCACCTATGGTTGTTGGTGCTCCTTGGTTTACCTATTCTGAAGCAACTTTGATGGTTGCTAATACTTTTAATCCTGATGGATTATTGCCACCAATGTCTATAAAGGTTAAAGGTGATTCTGTAATGGAGGGCAATGGCAGAATGTCAAATGTCCTTAAGATCTCAGGACCACAGACTGACCTATTATATGTTGATGGGGATGCCTTCTTTACTGGTCGAGTAGATTGTGGTAATAAAGGTAAACTCGCTTCAAGATTCGCAGCAGCAGATGCTTCACCAAAACCATTTGATTTAGTACATCCTACCAAAGGTAAAGGTCATAGACTTAGACATGCATGTATTGAGGGACCAGAGGTAGCAGTATATTATAGAGGAAGACTAAGGGATTCTAATAAGATCGAATTGCCATATTATTGGAAGGATTTGGTGCATGAAGATACTATTACAGTACAACTACAACCTATTGGAGATCGACACTTCCATCTAAATGTGGTAGAATTCAACAATGAGTTTATAATTGTGAAGGAAGCAGATGACAAACCAATTGATTGCTTCTATCATGTCTATGGTGAGAGGAAGGATGTTAATCCATTAATTACTGAGTATGAAGGTAATAGTTGGGAAGATTATCCTGACCCTAATTACGATCCAAATAAGGTGGATTCTGATACTAAAGACTTTTTAGATCCTAGATTCTCTGGACCTCCAAATACACAAACAAAATAATGCCTCGATATCGCTTCCTTGGTAACGGCAACGGAACCAAAAAGAAGAAAAAGAAAAAGAAGACTGAGACTGACAAACCCAAAAAGAAAAAATACAATGGATGAAACAACTTTGGTATTGGTAAGTGGAGGATTTGATCCCTTACATAGTGGACATATTGCATTTTTTAAAGCAGCAAAAGAACTAGGAACTCTAGGAGTTGCTGTTAATTCTGATGATTGGTTAATTAGGAAGAAAGGAAAGTATTTTATGAATGTGGCAGAGAGGATGTCTATAATTAAAGAGTTGAAGTGTGTTGATGTTGCTATTGAATTTAGTGATAAAGATGATACTGCTAATGATGCTATTAAAATGGCACTAGAGGTATATAATAAGGTAATTTTTTGTAATGGTGGAGATAGGAATAAGAGTAATATACCAGAGATGGCAAAATGGAAGGATGATGATAGAGTGACTTTTGTTTTTGGTGTTGGTGGTGACGATAAAAAGAACAGTAGTTCATGGATTCTGAATAGGTGGAGTGAAGAATGAAGAAGTTCCTACACGTTGAAGAGAATTTTTTAGATCCTTCTTTTTGTCAACCATTTATAGATTTATATGGTATTGATAAAGAAGATCGTCCTATAGATGCTGTAACACATTCAGATCCGAATGAGACTCTTACATACATTCCAAATCAACCATTTGATAAAAATTATGGTGCAAGATATTTGGGTGGTAATGTAGATCCTATAAACATGGATTCAGTTATGGGATTTGGGTCATCCCATCATGACACCGATAGTCGCAATCCTAAGAACAACCCCCAGTTGGTAAACATAGGAGGGACTATTCATAGAACTGATAAATTATTTGCTAATGTTATTAATGATGTAACAACTTTATGTAAGTCTTTTGAAAATGATATAGCACTAGATTATGTGGGTGTTGTAAGATGGCCTATAGGTACGTTTATGAAACCTCATGTAGATGATAACAACGTACATAGAGAGGATGTTTTTGCAGCAATGTTGTATTTGAATCACGATTTTAAAGGTGGTTCTACTGTGTTTGAAGAGATGGAGGTCAAACCAAAGGCAGGGAAGTTAGTTATTTTCACTAATGGAGAACTTCTACATTATGTTAGTAAAGTTGAGGAAGCAGAGAGATTTGTTCTCTCATTTTGGTATAGTAGACCCTGATATAGACAGGACTTGACACTGGTCTACTAGGACTATATAATAGTACAGTAATCAATTGATTCTCAGTTTTGTCCGTTGGTTACAACTCCTTTGGAGGGAGTACAAAAGATCTCTAGGTGTAATACACAGATAGAAAGAGTGCCCTCCCTACAACATTTAAAACTGCACATGAAATTAAAAATTAGTTGGAAATATGTATGGTATGAAGATCAAGTTGTTAGGATGTGTTTTATAAACGGTTATCCTTATACGTTTGAAGATCTAACAACAGAAGAGTGTACTGATAAGAAAGTCGCTCAAGAAGCAAATCACAATAAGGATAAAGGTATAACATATACTCAAGAGCAGTTGTATGTTTTTTCTCGTTATCTTGTGATGGAGCAAGCACACCCAGAACATTTTGATCTGCAGGATCAAATAGAAAACCCTAGAGAACTACCACTAGACTAATGAAACAATACCAATGGTCAGCACAAATACTATTACCAAGTAATAGATTAGAGAAGGTTCGATTCGATTGTGAATCTAATCTAAAAGAAGATGCAGAAGTACGTTGTAAATCATTGTTTGGTGTAACAGATGTTCGTCAATTAACAAGATTATGGAGTTAACAGAAGAAAATGTAATGAAGGTTCTCGAAGACCTTATACCATATATTGAAGCAGATGGTGGATGGTTAGAGTTTGTAGAAATAGAAGAAGAAACAAATATTGTCAAAGTAAGATTGGGTGGTGCATGTGAGACATGTGCTATGAGTGCTATGACATTGAAGCAAGGTATAGAATCTAAGATATGTCACGAGATTCCTGATTGTGTAGGAGTTGTTCAAGTATTATGATTTTAGGAACTATATTATTATTTGTAGCACTTCCATTTGTAGGATTAACTCTGTACATGGGAACACAGAATGGTTATTATGATAGTGATGACTATGATGGTGATGGTTGTGCCCATGATGTGAAAAGATGAGGCAGTATCATTATGATGTAAAGCAATATCCTCTGGCAGGAATTGCTTTAAAAAGTGTTCAAAAATATTATCCTGATGTTAAAGATCTATCTTTACTGCATGAACATGTTCCTGCTAAGAAGATAGGAGAGTTATCAAAGGCAATTGGTAAGGACTTAGCAGATGGATGTTTTTATACAATTTTTGATGAATTAATAAAGGATCATATCTCATTGGGTGAGATATTGGTACAAAGGTTTGGTAATATACGGATTAATATACCCAATCAAGATAAGGATGGAACTGTTTTACCATTCCATCAAGGTAAATGGGTTGGTAATGGTTTAGGTCTTAGAACAGTATGGTTACCTTTTACTGATGCCTATGATAGTAACTCTCTGCAAATAGTAAACCTTATGGATAGTAGGGAAATTACTGGTGCTTGTAAGGAGTGGGACTACCTTAGACTTCAAGAGGAATGTCAGAGGTCCTGTGAACCAGTTAATCTTAAGAATGGTCAGTTTATATTGTTTACACAGGAGCATATTCATGGTGCTGCTCCTAACAGAACTGGTAAAACGAGAATGAGTGTTGATGTTAGACTTCTATTAAAAGGTGGTCAACCTCATAGGAAATGGCCTGGTGCATACTTTAGGAAATTAGGTGATACAGACATTCATTCACGTAAGGTCGAGATTAAACACAATGACAATGTTGTAATGTATGCTGAGTATGAGGGATTTAAGACGAGATATATTGATTTACACTTCCAAACTTTGACGGTTAAAGACTATTGTAATAGGATGGGTTATACATTCCCACACCAAACGGGTGACAATGAAGGTAGAAGACATACCTATCTTGAGTACTTAATTCAAGAAGGTAATGTTGACCATATTATGTTGTTTAGTATCTTTTCTTTACCTGATGATTATCATAGAAGAGACTATATCATGCGTTTAGCAGTCGCACTTAAAGTTAAGTTGCATTTTGCTAACGAAGAGTTTGTATTAGATAGTTGGGAGATGCTAGATAAAATAGAGTATTTAAGAAACTTCACTAACGATTGGAGCAACCCAGTATATGAGAGTTCAAATATG